TTGGCCACTGGATATGACAGGATACACAGATCTATTCATTGCCTTGAAACCAACTAACACTGGTAACTATGCGATTACTGCGGTTATGGGACCTGATTCTGTTTCTTTTGCTAATCTAAGTCCAGTTAATGCCGCAGTAACGTTGAGAGGTAATACAAAAAGTTCAGCAGAAACAGACGCTTTTGCCAATACATTTTCAGATAGTGCAGAATCATTAGCGGCTGTGTGGAATATATTTATGATTGCGAATGTATTAGCTAATCAAAAGCTATTACAGTTTAAGATCACTAATAACAGTGGTGGATCATCTACTATTGAAACAGCATTCATGAGACTCGTATGAATGGTTCAGAAAATAGATTTAGACATTAACAAGCTTGACTGGTTAGCAATAGCCAGAGTACTGGCTCCGATACTTGCTCCAGTAATATTATCCGTAGTATGGATTGTTTTAGCTAGGACAAATAAAACCGTTGACTGGCTATCTAATGTATTTGCTTTAGCTGAAATAACACCATCCATAGATCTAAATCTCCCTCCAGGTGTTGTATTAGGTTCGTTCTATAATTCAGCAGAAGAAATAGAATCAGTCATTAAAGAATCAATAGATTTTGTTAAAGATTTAAAAGCTGATAAAATAGAATACGAGGGTTCTGGATTAAACAAGGCATTTGATTTTATATTTGACGTTATTAAAGGGGGCAGATGGTAAATGACAGACGAACTCTTTGCACTTGTTTGGGTTTTGAGCTTTGGGCTTTACTTGGGGATTTATACATACTGGATTCCGCTAAGAACTCAAAAAAAAATTGAGTCTTGGTTGTTGTCTGAAGAGTCAGACGAAACCTTGTTAGCTAGCTTGGGAGTGATCACTAACCAAATCCGAGATCAAGCCTTGGTCGATTTCGAGGAGTTTATGATCCCTCAAGCAAGAAAGGCAGCAATAGATTTTTGGAACGGTGCTATGGGGAATGCTGCCAAGGAACTCGGTAAGACGGAAGAAGGCTCTCAATTTTCTATGATGCATAATATGGCTAAAGAACTTGAGGGTCAACCATGGTACGTGCAAATGCTCAGTTCGAAATTACTCCCACTGATCAACAAAGCCGCAGCAAACCAAGGTGACGCCACTAGTAAGCCACTGAAAGGCTTAGGATTGCACAAATAACGCCCCTACAACGCCTTTCAACGCCCCAAACTCGCTTTTTAAACCCCACCCTACCCCACCTTATCCCCTAGTCCTCATTCTTTCTTTAAATGAAATGGGCTGAAGAGCTAAAGATTCTTTATAATCTTTTGACAATCAAAACAAATTGTTAAGTTCTCATTGTATCTGTTTGTACGCAAGTGATCTACATTGCGTAGACAGATGTTACAGCGTCGGTTCATTCTTTATTCACCAGTGCCATTAATTCCGCTTCAACGTTATCAAACATGTGCCAAGGCTGTTTATCACCATCTAAATCAAAATGTAGTTTTAGATGTTTCTTGATTGCATAGACCATGCGGCTAATTTCGAATAGCTCATCATGATTTATATTTCCAATTACCTCATTAATGAATACCATGTTCAACCATCCAGTTTGTAAGATCCATCCTCTCTACGGGTTAAGGTCCATATGTATTCTGGGTCAGTCCAGTATTCCCCTAATGGTGTTTTGAGCATTGCTAATACATCTACTCTTATTACTTCTGCTACTGTTTCCCACCTTACTTCCATACCGTTCTTAGGAAGAGAATATGAAGAGTGGGGGTGTTTGAGAAGGGTAAAGGAAAGAGACCACTTAGACTTCTTATTCTTGCCATAACCTGTATCCCACTCTGATTCAAATTCTTCCGGTATGGTTGCTTTTACAAACTCACATACCTCACTAGGTTCTAATTGTCTAAACCTAGGCGTTGCTCCTAACGAGATCCTTTTATCTTTCAAGCTCATATCTATAGTATTACGGTAGTTCTAGTATATAACAAATTGTGTAATACTCAAAAATGTTTACCTACTCATTTAATAAGGCCTACTCATATATGAGTATATGCCAGTGGGACTCTACACTCGTAAAGGTAAAAATGGTCGTACGATGTATTTTAGAGATGGAAAGCTCATATCTAAGAAGTCGTACACAGCGTCTCGCAACCGAAGAGGAGCCTCTCGAAAAGGTCGCGCTCCTTATCGAGGTAAGAGATCTACTGGCACTCCAAGGAGAAAAATGAGAAAGAACTTTGACTTAAACATAGTAGATACATCAGCCGCAGTACTGATCGGTAGTGCATTGTTAACAACTGCCGCAGGTGGTTCAGGCAATCCTATTGCTGAAGCAAGAATAGGATCTTGGGAACACATGGTGAAAGATTTGGCGGGTAATATTCGAAACAAAAAAGTACAAACATATATTGCTAAGGTTGCCATCGGCACCGTTCTAGCAAAGGGTGCGGCTAAGGCCCTTAAGATCCGTAAGATAGGCGGAATTAAAAATATATTTAGCTTAACTGTATAAGGAGATAAAATAACAATGTCAATCGTAATCAGTAGATCAGAATCTCAGTTAGCAGCCACAACATCATTTCAGGCAATGGATAATTTGGGAGCGTCCAGCGTTTCCAGTTCATTTGTTGTACCCTCGAATGTCAGTGCAGTAAAACAGATCACAATATCATGTTGTGCCGATGCCTCAGAAGAATTCGTGCCTATGGTTCAATTGTCTGGAAATTCCATGAAAGATGGTAGCAGTGTTTTTGCCGGACAAGGTGTCTGTGCATTTACAACCACAACCGGAGCAACCAGTAATACCATAACATATGATACCAACTTGGGTGTTGTATCTGGAAATTCTATGGAAATCGGATTAGCTGTAACAGACGCAGCGACCATATCTGCCGTTGTGACTCTACAGCTAGAATAATTTTAACATGCCTAGAAAGTCTATTGCACCGTGGTCCGAGAGAATATCAGAAGGACTAATAGATCAACCAATAGACAGTAGTATTACAGCCAGTCAAACACTAACCGCAACCGTTGATACTGGATTCATAGATCAGACAGGTACTTGGAAAGGTGTTGTCTCAAGTGATACTATATTCGGTATTACTCAAACAGATATAGGAATTGCCAATAGTGCATATTTCCTATCACCTAGTAAAAACGCAGATGGAACTTGGCCACTGGATATGACAGGATACACAGATCTATTCATTGCCTTGAAACCAACTAACACTGGTAACTATGCGATTACTGCGGTTATGGGACCTGATTCTGTTTCTTTTGCTAATCTAAGTCCAGTTAATGCCGCAGTAACGTT